ACTATATGGATGGGTTAAGAAATAAAAAGAAAAATAGATTTAAGAGTTACTCTGCAGCACTTAAAAGAATGAATTTAATATTCAAACCATTAAATGAAGAATATAATGATGGTAAAGCAGACCCGATGTACGAACAATACACTACTGTGGTTGCTAATGAAGATGTCGACACAGATGAAATAGATACGGATGACTCAGAAGAGGAAGAAGTTGACGAACAGGAAAAATTTGTTTTAAATGTTCCAGATGAAGGTGGTGATGAAGAAATGGATGTGGATGTAGACATGGAAGGTGGTGATGAAGAAATGGATATGGACATTGAAGACGATATGGGAGACGAAGAGTTAGATGTAGATATAGACGATGAAGGTATGGACGCAGAAGATGAAGAACCTGAAATGGAAGGATTTATGAAACCAATCCAAAAACTTACCGGAAAACTAGGACAAAAACTAAGAGATGTAGAAGAAGAATTAGGTAGTGCGGACATAAAATATGTTATTAATTCTATCATTTCTGCTGTTGATTTAGATAATTTGGATGAAGAAGATAGAGAAGATATATTAGATAGATTTGAAGAAGATGAAACAGAATATGGTGATGAAGAAGCTGGTGAGGATATAGATATGGGTGATGAGGAACTAGATATGGATATGGAAGGTGAGGATGTTGATGTTGATATTGAAGGTGAAGATATGGGAGATGAAGAAGAAATAGCAATGGAATCATTAAAGAAGAGAGTTGGGGTACTATTAGAATCTTATGTTGAAAAAAAATCACCTGAAAAATATATTAAAAGTAGATTAAAAAAAAACAGAACTAATAGATTAGCAGAAAAATATTCATCTACTGTAGAACAAGAATTAGCTGTTAAAAAATATATTAAGGAAAATAAGAATACTTCCATTAATGGAAAAAATAAAAATGGCTCTTTAGTTTTAACTAAAGGAGATAAGAAAATATTAATAAGTAAATCTGGGGTAGTAAAATAATGAAGTTATTATTCATTAATGAATTAGGACCTAATTATAAGTACGAGAATATCTACGAATTTATATTTGGTGTTAATACAAATGAATTATGGGGTGATGAATGGGATTCAGTACCAGCACATGGAAAACCAGGACCACCAGAGATGTCATATATTAATAAAGTTGGTATATTAGAAGGTACCAAGACTAAGTTAGAGTTAGTTCAGAATTCAGATTATTTTGGTATGGAACACGCTCTTGATAAGGTTATAGCCTTGGGTTGGGAAACATACGATGAAGAGGATGCTGACGATAATGAAGAAAGATTAGTTTTTCATTTTGGTGAAGATATTCAAACTATAAAAGACAAACTATATTCTAGAGATATAGTATTAAAATTTGATAAACTTTTTGAAAAATGTCAAAAAACAGAAAACAATTAATTAACAAACTTATAAATGAAGGGTTCACACATAGAACCCTATCTTTATTTACGGACAAACAGTTAGTGATGTTACATGAAAAAGTAGGTAACACTAAACAAGTAATTAAGAAAGTAAATGAGGTTGTCGAAGATGACGAGGGACCAGAAGAAGTTACGCCTAATAACGAACCAATTAAAAAAATAGAAAAGGATGGTAAGGAGATGACTCTTTTAGGGGATGGTGAATTAGATGAGGATTTTGCGTCAAAAGCACAACAAAAATATCTTTACGCCACTAATAAAAAAGTAGCAGATAAATTAGCGTCTAAAATGACACCAGAAGATTATAAAAATTTACCAGAAAAGGTTACAGAACAAAAAATGGTTGAGAATTGGATATTATCGTTAGTGGAACAAGACCAACAACCTGAAATCAGTAAACGTAATTTCTTAAAAACTGTAAAGGAAAGCATCAAACCAAAAAAACAAACAATAAAATTAACTAACGAACAGAAAAAAGCATTTACACTTATTAGTGAGGCATCAGAAGAAATGAACCCACCAATGAAAGTCATAATTGAAAAATTTAGTTCAGAAGGTAACCTAAAAGGGTTTTTAAAATCAAATAAAAAATTAATAGAATTTAACATATCAAACAAAGGAGGTCTTAAATTAGGTGAAGAAGTGGTTGAAACAGATAGGGATGATGATGGTGAATATATCGGAGCTCCAGAAGCAACTACAGCACCAGCACCATTAAAAACACCTACAATAGCACCTAGTAAACCAGGAGAGAAAAAAAGAAGAGGCCCTTTTGAAAGACCAAAAACAAAACCAAATCCAAAAGCTAGAGGAACTAAATCACCATTACCTGATTGGTTACAATCAACCAATCTAGGTAAAGCACTTACACAACATGGCTAAGAAAAAATTAAATGAAGCCCCTCCAATCGACTATGGTGATAATAGAGAAAGAATGTCACCAGATATTGAAGCGAAGCTACGTTCACAAGAACATCCTCTAGGTGGCCACCAAGCATTTCCAGATGTAGATAATGACGGAATACCTGATAATTTTGAAGAACTAATAGCTTCACAAAGATTCCAAGACGTAGTTCAAAAAGTAAAAAATGCTACAGGTGTGGAAAATATAGACCCACAAACATTCATGTCATTACAACCAATGTTAATGCAAGCAGCACAAAGAGTGTTACAGATAGAATCGGAAAATAGAGAAACTTTAGAAAATCTTGCTGTTGAGTTAGTGGTTAATGAGATGGGTATACCTGAAGGTGATTTACAATTTGACGCAAAATTAGAAAAGCCAGATATTTCTGGTATGCAAAAAAAGCCGAAAGAAAAAAAGAAAAAGAAGAAGGAGTTAGAGTTCCCTAATTTTGAAATGGAAGATGAAGCGGCTAAAAGATTACAGAAATTAGATTTAGAGAAACAAAAAAGAAGATTTATAAATTCTTTAATACAAGGTTCAGCAAAAAAAGCTCACTATATGTATCATCTAGTTAATGAAAAATTAAATGATATTAATCCTGATTTAGTTGGTTTATATTCTATTGTAATGTCAGTAAACGATTTAATGTATTGGATAATGCCAGATATGGAAGGTATGATTGGGGGTGGTGGTGCAGAACAAGCAATGGCTGGAAAAGAAGAACTGGACCTAGAAACCGACCCACCAACAATTAAAGCAAAAGGTTTAATGTTCCCTATTTTAGTCCACGAACTATATAAAGGTGTTATGGAATATGTTTCTGCACATGGATTACCATCCGACCCAGATATGGCGGATGAGGTAATTGGTATGGAAGACACATTACCAGCTGAAGTGTGGGATTTAAGATTAGGCCCTATAATCTGGGAAAAGTTTCTTGAGGTGTATCCAGATAATTTCTTTGATTTAGATGAACAAAAAAGAATTAAAAATTATTTTTATTATAGATTTGTAAAATTAGAGGCTGAGGAATTCCTTTCTTTGGCTAAAGAAATACTATCAGGAAGTCAAAAAGGTAAAGACCAAGTTAAAAATATGATTGATGATATAGTTAAACAATTAAAACAAGAAGATTACGAAGATGTATCCGGTGAAACATCAGAACCTATAGATGTAGACCTAGGAACGCAACCAACACCAGAACAATCAGAAGAATTAGATATGGACACCATTTTAGATAAAATAAACAGAAGTGGCATGGACTCTCTAACCCAAGAAGAAAAAGACTTTTTATATAGTTTGTAAAAGGTTAATAATTTTCCGATATTTATAGCATATGGACCAACAAGAGTTAATACAAGAATATGCTAGGTGTTTACAAGGTACTAATTACGCTATTGAGACGTATTTAGAAACTTACGATAATACCCAGTCTAAGTACGTACCATTTAATTTATTTCCCGAACAGAAAATGATGTTAAGTAATTTCGAGAAATATAATGACAATATAACTAAAAAGTATAGACAGGCAGGTGTTTCTACAGCAACAGCGGCCTGGGTATCTAAAAAACTCCAATTCGCTTCTAAAAGTAAACCAGAAAAAATTCTTATTATTGCAAATAAATTAGATACAGCTTCAGAATTTGCTAATAAAGTTAGAGGTTTTTTAAATCAGTGGCCAGATTGGATTAATGTCGGATTCTCAAAAGAAAAAGACTCACAAAAACACTTTAAACTAAATAATGGAAGTGAAGTAAAAGCTGTAGCTACTTCTGTAGACGCACTTAGAGGGTTTACACCAACCACACTAATATTTGATGAGGCGGCATATATAGAAGCTGGTGACGATTTTTGGGCAGCGTGTATGGCTTCATTATCTACCGGTGGTAAAGTAATAGTCATTTCCACACCAAATGGGTACGATAAGATTTATTACGAAATTTACGAACAATCTATAAAAGGTTTAAATAGTTTTCATATATCGGAACTTCATTGGCAAAACGACCCTAGATTTACTAAAGATATTTTTTGGGTAAAAACCAAAGATATTGTACATTTTTTATTGAATAGAGAAGATTATAATGAAAATGAGTTTTTACATGAAAAAGAATTAGATAAATTTGATGGGTTAATTAAAGGTGGTTATAAACCATGTTCTAGTTGGTTTGAGAGTATGGTTAAAAAACTTAAATATGATAGAAGAAAAATATCACAAGAGTTAGAAAGTGCATTTTTAGGTTCAGGAGATAATGTTATACCAGTAGAAACTATCGAAAAAATAAAACATGAAGATATTAGAGAACCTGAAGATATGTTTGTCGGTAACCAAATGTGGATATGGGAAAAACCTATTGAGGGACATCGTTATATTCTAGGTTGTGATGTTAGTAGGGGTGACGCAGAAGACTTTACCTCGATAGTCATTATAGATTTTGATTCTAGATGTCAAGTAGCGGAATATTTGGGAAAAATACCACCAGATTTAGCTGCTGATATAATATATAAATGGGGTAGTATGTATAACGCTTATGTAGTTACTGATATAACAGGTGGTATGGGTGTGGCTACATCTAGAAAATTACAAGAATTAGGGTATAAAGACTTATATGTGGAAGGTATGAATAGTGCGGATAAATGGAAGTACAATCCAAATGACGGAACTAAAACACCAGGACTAGCTTTTAATAATAAAAGAACTCAAATAGTAGCGGCTTTCGAAGAAGCTCTTAGACATAAATTTGTTATAAGGTCAAAAAGGTTATTAAATGAAATGTATACGTTTGTTTATATAAATGGGAAACCAAACCATATGAAAGGTAAACACGATGATTTAATAATGGCAATAGCTATGGCTTTATATGTTGGTGAAAATTCTTTTAGTCAGTTACATAAAGCTGATAATTTAACTAAAGCTATGTTAAATAGTTGGACGACTGATACGAATAATAGGAAGGATGATATACCCGAACATAGAAAACCACAACAAAACATAGGGATAGGTGGTATACCAGGAAATCAAAATAATGACGCTAAACAAATGTATAAAGATTACGCTTGGTTATTTGGTAAAGTCCGATAGTAAACGATTTACTATTTATAATAAAATAGATATTATTAAATACAATGGCAAAAAAACTAACAATATACCAAAGACTAGGGAAATTATTCGGTACTGAAGGGCCAACAACCCCCACACCAACGTATCAAAAATTTACAGTAGGTTCCAAAGATATTCTTAAAACAGACTCCAAAGCGGATTACGAGTACGAGAAATTACAGATGCAACAGTCACTGTATTTATCAAATCAATGGCAAAAAGTAGATAATGAATTATATACAAAATCAATATACTATGAACCAACTAGATTGGCTTCATATTATGATTATGAATCTATGGAGTTTACTCCGGAAATCTCAGCTGCACTAGATATATATGCTGAAGAATGTACCACACCGTCAGAAAAAGGATATACACTATCAGTATACTCAGAATCTACAAGAATAAAATCAATACTAACAGACCTATTTAATAATATTTTAGATACTAGTACTAATTTACCTATGTGGATTAGAAATACCTGTAAGTATGGTGATAATTTTGTGTACCTAAAAATAGACCCAGTAAAAGGGATTATAGGTTGTAACCAACTACCTAATATTGAGATGGAACGTGGTGACGGACATAGTTTCATAAATCAAATGAATGCGGGAGATAAAGAAGATAATAAGGTAGAATTTAAATGGAGAGAAAAAGAAATGAAGTTTAATTCTTGGGAGGTTGCACATTTTAGATTATTAGGTGATGATAGGAGATTACCATATGGAACATCTATGTTAGAAAAAGCAAGACGAATATGGAAACAATTATTATTGGCAGAAGACGCTATGTTAGTATATAGAACATCGAGAGCACCTGAAAGAAGAGTGTTTAAAGTTTTTGTTGGAAATATGGACGATAAGGATGTTGAGGCTTACATACAAAAAGTTGCTAATAAGTTTAAACGGGACCCAGTAATGGATAGTAATACCGGGAATGTAGATTTAAGAATGAATCAGATGGCTGTAGACCAAGATTATTTTATACCAGTTAGAGACCCAGCAGCTGCAAGTCCTATAGATACTTTACCTGGAGCTACAAATTTAAGTGAGATAGCGGATATAGAGTATATCCAGAAAAAACTATTAGCTTCTCTAAGAATACCTAAAGCATTTTTGGGTTTTGAAGAAGTGGTAGGTGACGGTAAAAATTTAGCATTACTTGATATAAGATTTGCAAGAACCATAAATAGAATCCAGAAATCTATAGTTCAGGAATTAAATAAAATCGCAATCATACATCTATATGTTCTAGGCTTTGAAGACGAACTAGATAATTTTAGTTTAGGATTATCCAATCCATCATCACAAGCTGACCTATTAAAGATTGAACAATGGAAAGAAAAGATAACACTTTATAAAGACGCTGTTACGGACCCAGGAAATGGATTACAAGCAGTATCATCTACTTGGGCTAAGAAATATATACTTGGTATGAGTGATGAAGAAATTAAGTTAGATTTACAACAACAAAGATTTGAGAAGGCTTTATCAGGTGAATTAGCAAAAACTGAAGAGACAATTAAAAAGACAGGTGTGTTTAATACTGTTGATAAGTTATATGGTGAACCACCAGCTACTGAAGGTGAAGCAGAAGCGGAAGGTACTGAAGCGGCAGAAGAAGGATTAGACATGTCTATGGATATGGGTGGTGATGAAGATATTGGTGCTGATATGGGTGGTGATGAAGGTGGTACTGAACTAGAAACTGAACCGGCAGCAGCAGCAGAAGGATTCAACGTAGAGAAAGGAATACCGTTATTAATGGAAAATAGAGGTTTAAATTTAAAAGACTTTGATGATGTGATGAATAAGACAAATAAAAATATTGATGAGATAAACAAAGAGGTCGAGTCTTTATTAAAGGATTAGTTATATTTATAAATAAACCACACTTATGAAAGGATTTGCAAAATACAAACAAAGTTTAGACACAATCTTAGAAAATTCCTATATTAATAAAGAAGGATTCAAAAAAAATCTATCAGTTATTATGGGGGCAATTAAATTTTCTAGACCATTAAGAGAATTTTTTACACTCTATAATGAAATAGAATTAAAAAAGTTTAAAACAAAAGAAGAAAGTAGTCTGTATTTAACAGAGGCTATAAACCTACTTAAAGAACAAAAAACAGAATTAGTTAAGGTTAAACCATTATTAGATAAATTAATAAACGGAAGAAAAGAATTAATAACTAAAAGTGAAAAACCAAATAATAATTTATATGAAAGTATAGATAATATGGTTTTCGGCTCAAACGCAAAAAATATAGAAAAACTCATAACTTCTAGAAAATCATTAACAGAATCAATGTTAGGTGAGAAAACAAAAAAACCAATAAACCCAATAAACCCAAAGATATTATCTTTTGTTATGTCTAAAAAATATAATGAAACATACGATTCTTCATTAACTGAATCACAAAAAGATATATTAAAAAATACTTTATTAATGACTGAAGATAGTATAGATAAGGAATTTAATAATATTAAGGAAATAGCTATAAATAAGGTTAATTCTTTATTATCTGAGTCTAATGATGAAACTTTATCTGCTAGATTAGTAGAAACAAAGAATGAAATTAGACAATTACAAAGTACAAAAAATAGCTATATTAAGGTTAGGGGCTTGTTAGAGGACTTGAACTAAAATCACTAATTTCGTATATTTTAATTAATAAAAAGTTAATTATTATGATGAAACAAGGTAGGGAAGTTAGGACTAACATCTCAGAAGTATTTAGAACATCCTACGGTACAGTAGATGTGGCAAAATTAAAATCAGTATATTTAAATTTATCTTCTTGGGTTGAACCAAAAATAGAACTAGAGAGTTGGAATAGAACAATAGATAGTTTTAAATTTAAAATTAATAATGTTGTACATAGAGAGTTATTAAAAACAGATTTTAAAAATAAGGCTATAGTAGATTTAGATTTAAGAGCTAGTGGATTAAGACCAGGCAAGAGAAGTTTTATGAGGTGTGAGATTACTATATTCTTAAAGAAACAAAAAGAATCCGACATAAAACACGAAGGTATATATAAACCCCTAAAAGAAATAACCGATAAAATAATTAACGGACCACTACTATCCACAAAAACATTCCAATTCCACAAGACCAAGAAATAAAAATATTAAAAAGTTATAACTAAGTTTTTTTACGCTATTTTTATATTTATTAAAAAAGAACATTATGAGAGTATTAGAAGCTAGAGAGATTGGTCATGGTATATTAGTAGAACATGATGGTCACTTATCACCAGATGACAATAAGGGTATCTTACGAGAAATGTCAAAAGATGATTTTGGTGGTGAGATATATATGAACGCTATATTACAAAAATATGACACCCCAAATAGAAACGGCAGAGTTTATCCCGAAGAGATATTAAAGAGGGAAAATGAACGATATCAAGACGTTATTAAAAGAGGTGGTGCTATATCAGAACTTAATCACCCAGAATCATCATTAATAGATTTAGATAGAGCTTCTCATATTATTACTGAGACTTGGTGGGATGGTAATAGGTTAATAGGTAAATTAAAATTATTAACTTCACCAGGTTATCTTAAAGATGGAATTATATCATGTGTTGGTGATATGGCAGCTAATTTACTAAAGCAGGGTGTAACCCTAGGAATCTCATCACGAGGTGTGGGGTCGTTAACTAAGAATGGTGAGTATAATGAAGTCCAAGAAGACTTTGAATTGATATGTTTCGATTTAGTTTCATCACCATCTACACCTGGGTCTTATTTATTTAAAGAAGATGAAAGTGCTGATAGTGTTGATGAACCAACTAGCGTTGTAGAATCCAGCAAAGATTCGACTGGTTTAACTAAATCTATCTCGTTAATGAGTAGGTTAGATAATTTCTTAAATAAGTAACTCACTTTAATTACTCCAAATAAGGATTTTTTACAATAAACTTATATTTATAATAAAACCGTGCATATATTATGTATGCGCATAATAATTTTAAAAAAATAAAAAAACGTGAGTAAATCAATCTTAGAAAAAGCGTTGCTCGAGGCGGAACAGTTGGAAGAGACTATGAAGTCTAATGCAAAAGAAATACTTTCTTCTACAATGAAGAAAGAAATTCATGAATTGGTAAAAGAATCGTTAGATAATGAAAACGATTACCTTAAAGAGCAAGAAGAAGAAGAAGAAGTTGAAATCGACGTTGAAGATGAGATGGAAACGGAACCAGAAATGGAACCAGAAATCGAGTTATCAATTGACGATGAGGGACTTAGTATTGAGGACGAGACTGAAGACGACGAGCTGTCTTTGGAGATACCACCTCTAGACTTAACATTAGCATCCGATAGTGAAGTACTTAAAGTATTTAAAGCTATGGGGGACGAAGACGGAATTATTATCCAAAAAGATGATAATGAAATTGAAATAACTGATAACAATACGGACACAGAGTATTTAATCAAACTTGACGAATCTGAAACGGAAGATGAGGGAGACGACGCAACTGAAGCACCAGTTGGAGAAGTGACTGAAATGGAAGATGAAGAAGACTTTGTTTATGAAATCGAATTAGGTGAAGATTACGAAGAAGAAGACCACAAAGATAGAGATGGGGATTCTGAAGTAGTTGGTGTTGATTCTGACATAGATAAACAAGCGTTTGGGGAAGATGAAGAAATTGAAGAAAGACAATCTTTTAAAAGCCGTAGACGTGAAAGAGAAGGGATGGACAAACATTGGGGAAATAAACCTGATAATTTAAATCCGTTATCTGGAGCTGAACAAGGTTATAACGATAGAGAAGACGAATCTTTAGGAATGTTACATGGAGAAGGTGATGATGTCGAAGGTAAAGAAGAAGAAGTAAAAGAAACTTCTAGACTGAAAGCCGGACCAAATAGCTCATTTTCTAGAATGGCTGGACAAAAGAAAACTTGGGGTTCTAAAAAAGAATCTCGAATTCCAAGAAAAGCTAATTTAGGAGAAAGTCGTATAAGAAAGTCCTACAATCTTCTTAAAGAAGAGGTAGAGTCTATGAAAGTAAAAAATGCTGAATATAAAAAAGCACTTGTTACTTTTAGAGATAAATTGAATGAAGTTGGAGTGTTTAACTCGAATTTGGCTTACGTAACTCGATTATTCACCGAGCATTCAACTACCAAGCAGGAAAAAATCAACATTTTGAAGAGATTCGATAGTATCGACTCATTAAAATCTTCGAAATCGTTGTATAAGGTAATCAAAGAAGAACTTACAAAGCATGTTGATGTAGTTAAACCTACAAAAACAATTGCTGAGTCAGTTGAAAAGAAAATTACTAAATCACCTACTAGTGGTGGAAAACTTTTGGAAACAAAAATTTACGAAAATCCACAATTTAGTAGGATGAAAGACTTAATGTCTAAATTATAATAAAATAAACGATTTAAAAAAAATTAAAAAATCATGGGAGCATTATTAGATTCAGGTATGGTTGGTAACATCGGGTTAAAACACCTTAAAGTTATCAAAGAAGATACCTTAACAAAATGGGACGGCCTTGGGTTCTTAGATGGACTTAAAGGACACGTCAAAGAGAATGTTGCACAACTCTACGAAAATCAAGCAACACACCTGATTAACGAAGCTACATCAGCTTCTGACTCAGGTTCATTCGAAACAGTTGTTTTCCCAATAATTAGAAGAGTATTCTCTAAATTATTGGCAAACGATATCGTTTCTGTACAAGCTATGAACTTACCAATTGGTAAATTGTTCTACTTTGTACCTAAAATTACACCAAGAACTGCAGCAGGAGCACACTACGGACCTTTTGATAATAATTCATTATACACTACTCCAGGTAACCCTTCAACGGCAGCAACAACATCATTATATGATGAGTTCTACGCTGGAAACGCACCTCAAGGAGCTGATGATGGTAATTACGATTACTCAAGAGGTAAATATTCTGCAATGACACACACGTGTACAATCCAACAATGGGATGGAAATCAATTAACAGATAACACAGGATTTGTAACTTCTGGTAATTTAAGAACATTAATTGTTAAGATGCAAGGATTTAGTTCTTCAGGTGATGCTGGAAAATTAACAGGTCCTGACGGACAATCACAAGATACTGAAGATTTCTTAGCTTCATTAACATTATCAACTAATTGGGATTTCACTTGTGCTTCAGGTGGTTCTGTAACTTACGCATCAGGAGCTACTATGTTATACCGTGTTGTTACACAGAAATATGGTTCTGGTATTGTAGATAGAACTGATACTTGTGATAGTAATGGTGACATTTACTTAGAAGTTGATTTATCTTGTCCAGCATGTATTGAATGTGATTCAGTTGACGGATATATAGGCTCATACGGTGATGATGCAACTACTAACAATACTATAACGGCAACTTATAGAGTATACGAGAGTTTAGAATTTGAAGACGAAATGGGTGAAGTTTCTTTCGACCTACAAGGTGTTACAGTTTCTGTAACTGAGAGAAAATTAAGAGCTCAATGGTCTCCAGAACTTGCACAAGATGTATCTGCATT